ATGACTTATTTATATCTCTGCCTTTTTGGCATCTTTTTGCATTTGAGCGTCAGTCGCTGCACCTTGAGCATCAAGATTAGGTTCTTGTGGAACTTGACCCATTCCCATAGCATCTTGTCCCATGCCCTCAGTTCCATATCCGGTCATTTGTTCTCCACCTGCAGGAGGTAAAGGTTCACCAGTAATTGGATCAACTTGAGATGGATCTGGTATAATACCTTTTTTAATTTCATCTTCAATTTGCTCATCAATTTCAATAATTTCAGAATCAGTCTGACGAAGAATTTTCTTACGGACGTACTCATTGGAATAGTATTTGCCAATGTAAGGTTCAATAGTTGATAGTGTCGTAAGTCTATTTGTGATAAGTTCAGATTCCTTTAGCTCTGCAAAGTGGTTATCATATAAGAAATCATATTGGATATGATCACTCATTATTTCCCAGTCTTCTGGAGTAATAACGTTTTTAAGAATTAATTGAGTGCGAAGCATATCGTTAAACATGTTCGCAAAACGCTTTCTCAGTCTTCCTACAAACTTAGAAAACTTAAGTTCATCTCTAAGAATTTCTGAAGAACGACCTAGGTTAAATCCGCCATCAGAAGCAATTCTTGATTCTGGGACTCCAAGTGCTCTGTAGAGTTTTTTCTGAAAATATTCAACATCAGAAAGTTCTCCAAGATTTTGACCGCCAGGAAGAGTAGTGATTTCAGTTCCTCTACCACCCTCTCTTCTTGGAAGCCAAAAGTCCTCAAGCATGGACATGAACTTACGATCATCACGAATTTCCCCAGTTCCTGCATCGTAAACTAATTTGTTACGATAACGAGACATAACCTCTTTGAGGTATTGCTCTGCTTTTACTTTTGGAAGATTACCTACATCAATATAGAAAATTCTTCTTTCTGGTGCTCTTGAAAGTCTGTAGATAACAAGAGAGTCCTCAATCATACGAAGTTGATTGAGTGCTTTAATTGCTTTATGGAGATATGAAAGAACAGTTCCCTTGTTTCTATCTACAAGACCAGAAGTTACATATGTAATAGAGTCTTTAGCAATTTTTACAGCACCTTTTTGTGATGCTCCACCAGAAATCATTCCAGTTGGATAATTTGGAGTTGGAGTATATAAGAAATATTCTTCAATCTCTGGACTAAAAACTTTTTGCTCTTCTGCGGATCTATTCAGATTAACAAAATCTCTTTTGTTGGTTTTCTTTTCTTGACGAATATATCTCATCTTCATTGGATCAATGAATCTGAGTTCTTGAATTCCTTCCTGTGGATTTTTTACATCAATAACTTTCAGATAATAAAGTCTTCCATCAACATACCAGTTTCTGAAAATCTCATGAGACTTTTTATCAAAGTCTAAAACTTCTTTAAGATATTTAAACTCTTCTCTTATTCTTTTCTTCAGTTTATCACTAGCATTTAAATTTGAAAGTTCAATCTCTACTGGAGAATCGTATAGGTCACTGACGATTGCTTCATTGACAACATCTTCAATGGCATTATCACACTCTGGGTGCAATGCCATTTCTCTATATCTTTTGATTAAATCGTGTTCAGATCTATAAACACCTTCAATATCAATATATTGACCATAAAAACCGCTGGCAATATAATTATCAACCCCGTCCTCATTGGTTTGAGGAACGGGGGATACAATTGAAGGTGGTTTTGGACTTGTGTCCTCAATAGAAAAACCAAAAAGTTTTGCCATAGTATAATGTTAACTGTCTTATTATCTACTATTTAGTTAATGTCTTCGCCGCCAGCAGCAGAAGAAGTACCTTTAACTGCTTCCCACCATTGAACTTGAAGTTCAACCTGGAACTCTTCAATTGAGTTATTTGCATCATATGAAAGTTCTATAGGAGTTACCTGAGTTGGGAACACATCATAGAAATGATACTGTCTCAAAGTTTCTCCACTACGATCAAGTTGATACACATAAGCATCTGACTGATAGTCTGCTGGATTTGTAAGACCAGTATTATCAGAGACTCTGTTGATTACATTCATCCACTTTTCGAAAGCGGAACGAATAGCAAAGTCAGTGTCGTTGATAACTGTAATGGTCCAGGTATCAAAGGTTCTGTCTCCAGCAATTTTGAGAACTCTTCCTCTAAAAGGAACTTCAATTTGAGCAACGTTTGAAGCTGGAAGATTTGCTGCTTTTGCTAAGAATCTAATTTTATCAAGAACAACAGAGTTTGGTTGAGCTGCATCTGGGAATGCCATAACAACTTCAAATAGATTGGCACGTGCGCCGCCACCCGTCAACTTGCTCTTGAAGTCGGTAATCTTCCTTAAAGGGGGTGGATTTAGTTGATTTCTGGTTGCCATAGTTTTAGACCTCTAAGTTAATTAAATGTTTCCGATTACTTCTTCAAATGAGACACCAGTTCTGGTGGCAACAAAGGTAAGACCAATGAAGTTAATTGATCTCGCTGGCTTGATGTAAATGTCAGCAACAAACTCATTGTTGTCGATCACGGCAGCAGTGTTATTTGTTTCATCACAGACAACAACATAATCATAGATACCTCTCTTCGCTTGTACATCACGTAGGAAAGGTTCTACAATGTTGACAAAGTTGGTTCTTGTAATCTCATCGTTGAATTCAAAAAGTTGATCCTTAGCTGCAGCGGCGATGGCATCTTCGAGGTAGATGAAGAGTCTACGGACGTTGATTCTATCGAATGCTGAAGACTTACCAAATCCAGTTTTATCACCAAAGAGAACAATACCAGAACCTGGTGAGAAGATTACTGGGTTAATTCTATTAGAATAAAGTTTGTCTCTTTGTACTTTTCCTGGGTTGTATGAAAGTTTAACTGCATTAAGGATAGCACCTCTAGTAGTTCCTGCTGGGGAGAACCATGGGAACTGAGAAATGTCATTTCTAGCACATGTTCCAGCAATATCACCATTCAATGGAACATATCTAAATGTATCATTGAATCTATCATACATGTACTTGTATCCACTATCGAATACTGCATATGTTGAAGATGTGATAGGTGAATAGAAACTAATTACATTGTCTGTAATAGTATCATCCGAATTGACAGTTACTGTTCCTACAGAAGAATCATTCAAGAATGCCTTTCTGTATGGTGAAATGAATGCAAGAGCATCTTTTCTTGCTTCCGCAACAGCAATAACTTTATTTGCTAATGCCTGAGCAGTTTCTTTTTCATAGTTTGCAGATCCCATGAGAAGGAAATCTACTTCATAGTTTTCAGTATTTTCAAATAAACCATATCCAGAAACAATATCATCAAGTCCAGATGTCAGAGCACCCGTTGAAGTGATAGCAACCGTTCCACCGTAGTTTTTGCCATTTGCAAGAGTTAGGGTATTCGATCCCGTTACAGCAAAGTTTACTCCACTTGCATTTTGGTCCCAAGAAGTTCCAACTGCTAGAGTGTAACCAGTTGTGGATGCAAATCCAGTGGTAACAACGCCAACTGGAGTTGAACCTCCAAAAACATACTGAGAGTTTGTTGCCAGATACTTTCTCCAGTATGATGGAGAACCTAGTGAAAACTCAGCGTCCTTTGCTTTAGAAAGACTCAGATGCTTCTCAAGAATTGTTCCTGCATTTCCAGTAACAGTTCCAGCATCATCAATAACAACTACATGAACTTCATCAAACCTTCCACCTCTTGCCGCTGCATATGCAGAGGTTGATGGTCTTTGTGCAACAGTGTTCCAAGCGATTGAACCATTTGTAAGTGCTATTGACTGAGCATTAAACCAGTCTGTCTGAGATGATACTGTCGTTGTTGCAACACCAACATTTGAGTTGTTAGTAATTGTTGCATTTGCAGAACTTGCAAAACGATAAATGCCATCTGGTTGATAATCAACTGCAGTTTCAGTTCCTCCAGTTGGTACATAACTTAAGATCTTAATGTCTACAGAACTTACGCCAATACCTGTAATAATACCTTTTAAATGACCATTTAAAACTGATGTTGTTCCTGTACCAGGCAAAACTGATGTAATTGCTTGAGTTATTCCGTAACCAACAACAGCATTTGAAGTTGTAATTCCTAAAGTTTGGTCTGCTTTTGCATCAAGTAGTGCAACTTTAATACCATTTGCCCAGGTTCCTGGGTTCTTAGCAACTACTGTATAACCAGAGATGGTATTCTCATCATATCCTAACTGGTTATAATGCTCATCACTTTTAATCTTAATAGTTGTACCAGTTCCTGCAGAGGCATTGTTAAGTCCAGTGTCATCTGCCCTTACAACTCTTAAAGTTCCACCATACGCTAAGTATGATGAAGCGACCATCCAATGCTCATAATGCTTGTCTGTTGAGTATGGTTGTCCGAAAGTTTGGAGTAAGTCGTTCTCACTTTCAATGACTGCTGGAAATCCGACAGGACCCTGTGCAAATGGTCCTACGATTCCACCAATAGCGGCAGAAACAGTATCAACTCTGCCTACTGTTAAATCAACTTCTCTAACTACAATTCCAGGAGATGCTAAATTTAGCGGCATCTTTTTTCTCCGTGCTATCCAGAATTATTCTGAAATTATTTATTAAAACGAGTACTTTGAATGGGGAAACAGTCAGTGAACACTCACCAGTCAGGATATTCCCATTCCGACTTTACTTTTTTCCCCTTAGAACTCCTGTTAGATATTACTCTTTTCTTTGTACACTCCTTGCATTCATAAGAGTATGCTGATGCAAAGGTTCCTCTTCCTCTATGTGTTAAATAAAAGTCTTCGACTAAGTTTTTTACTTTTCCACAAATTCTACATTTTCTATCAAAAAATAATATATGTTCTAACTCTATTTGATCGTCAAAGTCCATCAAATATAATCCCACATGTATGAACGGTCTCCATATTCATCAACATGCCATCTATCTCCATCAGTATCTACAAAAGTACTTTCGTCTAAACCATCTAGAATAAAACCAAATGGTGCCATGTCCTGTTCTATTTGATTTTTTTGTTCCTCATAGATTCTTTTACGAACATCATTGTCCGTCATTTCTTTGAAATAGTCTTGAGCAACTAACCAAGAAAAAATAACTAAGCACATTGCCAAGTCATCATTACAACCTTCTTCTGCTTCAAAAGAATTATGACGCTGTGCAAATGTTGTAAGTTCTGATATGATATCATAATCAACGGTCAATAACTTATCATCTTCCATCAAAGTCTTTAAGTTGGAGCATCCCAACTTTTTGACTGCTGCAGTCATTCTTACACCCAGTTGAGACTTTTTACCACTGAATCCAGAACCAACAATTTGACCAGCACGTCCTCTCATCGCACACATCAGAACATTATCATACTCAAGATCAAAATGGAGAATACTTGCCACTTGATCTCCAATGTCATTAACTTCTATCAATAACCAAGCATCGTTATATCCTTTGGCAACCTCGTAAATGATGCTTGGAAATAGCATCGGTTTAATTTCATTGTTTCGATATTTTGCCACAACTTTATATGGGAAATTAGTAATATCAAAAACTATAAATGCTGAGTAGTCGTTACCGAGACCACGGGCAACATCAACTGTTATCAGATAATTATTTTCCTCTTTTGGTTCTTCATATACATCTAAACCAGCATTTCGTTTTATTGGGTCTTCATAAACAAAGTTTCGAAGTTTGGATGGATTAATCAGTGTATTGACAGACCCTAAGAACTCACATTCAAACTCAACTTTGAACTGTTGTTCAGATGTGTTGGCAATCGTTTGTTCCTTCCAGGCAGCGTCTCTACCAGGCACTTCCGACCAATGCACATCTGTAGGAATATATTCGTTCTTACCGCGTTCAGCGTCATGCCACATGCGGTAGAAATGATTCATACCACGTGGCGTTGAAACTATGATGACCTTTGTGCTCTGTCCAGAAGAAATAGTAGGATAAACAGAGGCAAAGAAGTCATCAGCAATGTGATTCGGGATGAAAGCGAACTCGTCAAGAAAGATGAC